TAAAAGGACCTATGGATATGTACAAAATCTATTCAGACAAGTATAATGGAGCTGTACAAAGTTTTGCGTTAGAGCAAATGGGTAGAAGACGTAGAGATGAGTACACGGATGGAGTGCCGAGGATAAAAGTTCCTTCACCTTCACCAAATAATTAAAAATTTTAATAAGGAGAAAATAACATGGCAATAACACAAGCAGTAGCAAACAGTTTTAAAGAAGAAATTCTTGAAGGAATTCATGATTTAGAAACAGGTGGAAATGCAATTAAATTAGCATTATATACATCTCAAGCAACTTTAACTGCCGCAACAACTTCATACACAACAGGTAATGAAGTAGCGGCTTCAGGGCAATATGCAGCAAAAGGAGGCACACTTCAATCTCAAGCAGTAAGTTTAGATACAGGTGTTGCTATCGTTGACTTTGCTGATTTGTCTTTTACAGGTGTTACATTAACTGCAAGAGGTGCATTGATCTATAACTCAACCCAAGCTAACAAAGCAATTTGTGCGTTAGACTTTGGTTCAGATAAAACAGCGACTTCTGGAACATTTACAATTCAGTTTCCAGCTTTCACCTCTACATCAGCTATATTAAGAATAGCTTAACAAAGTAGAGATTATGAATGGCCACTTGGGGTTCACAGACATGGGGATTTGCTAACTGGGGAACACTCGGTGATAGCACTGTAGTCCTAAGTGGCGTTCAACTTAATTCACAACAAGGCAGCGTAACCCAAATCTCTAACCCTGGATGGGGGGCACAGTATTGGGGAGCTGGAGAATGGGGTGATCTAGTATCACCTGAAGTTCTTGTTACAGGTAACACACTTACAATTTCACCATCTTCTGTTGCAGCAGGAACTAATTTTGTTTTTGAAGCAACAGGTATACCTTTAAATAGTAGTTTAGAAAATGTAGTTTCAGGTATTTCTCAACTTATAATTCCTACAGCTTTAACAACCACATCATTAGTTACTTCAGTTTTTGCTGGAGAACTTGTTGAAGTTCAGTTAACTACAGCCACAGCAGATCAATGGGGATCTGATGCTTGGGGTCAAGGTTCTTGGGGTGTAGGAGACGGTTTATCTACACAAGTCGGAGTGTCAGGTGTAGAAGCAGGCGCAACTGCTGTTATAGCAAACGATAATACTAAAATAATTCATACAGGATTTGCAGTCGCGGGAGCTTCAGCAGAAATATCACCTACAGGTATAGAGATAACTTCAGAACTAGGTCAGGAATTTGCTGGACCAAATGTTGAAGTCCAAGTTACATCCCCATCAGATGATCCTTGGGGAGAAGAAGCTTATGGGGAAGGTGCTTGGGGTGTAGGAGACGGAATATCAATTAGTTTAGGTTCTACTACTCCTGCGGGTAATGCAACCATAGAATTAACAACTTTAACAGCACTTTCTATTTCTGAAGGAACAGTTGACCCTGCTCCTGATGCAGAAGTTACAGGTATTGGTATGGATATTACAAGTGGTGTCGGAACCGTTACCGCTTTTGCAAATACGGATATTACAGGAATAGAAATTAACTCAACTGTAAATAATGTTTCTCTTGTAATTGATTCAAACATAGTTGTTACGGGAGAACAAATTACTGGAAACACAGGTCAACTAGAATATGAAGTTATTTATACTTTAAGTGGTGAACAATCGATTCTAACAGCAGGAACTGCGTTTGGTGGAGAATTAGTAGAAGTACAAGTCACTACCGCTTCAGCTCAGCCTTGGGGTGAAACAGCTTGGGGTGACGGTCAATGGGGCCAATCAGTTGGTACTGACATTGGTATTGGAGGTGAAGAAGTAGTTGTACCATCAGTTGAAGTAGCTGTTACAGGCGAAGAATTAGCTTCAAACACAGGTGATGAAGTAGTTACTGGTACTGCTAATATAACATTAACAGGTATTGAATTAGATCTTCAATTAGGTAACGAAGATGCCTTTACAAAAGTAACTGTAAGCGTTACAGGAAATAGTATCGGAACTATTGAAATAGGGGATTATCTTGCAGGAATTAGCGCTGAAGCTAATCCTACCGGAGTGACAATGACATCTAGTAGTGGTACAATAGGTTTAAATGCGTGGGAAATTGTTGATCCGGGAACAGCTCCAACTTGGACGGTAGTTGACAAGGCAGCGTAATAGAAATAAAATTAAAGAATTAATAAAGGATTAAAATTATGACATCAGCATACTCTACAGATTTAAAATTAGAGCTAATGGTAACAGGGGAAAACTCTGGTACATGGGGCGATAGAACAAACACAAACTTAAACTTAGTACAACAAGCAATTGCAGGTTATGAAGCAATAAATGTTGCATCAGCAGATGTAACTTTAGCAATGACAAACGAAACTTTGTCAAATGCTAGAAACGCGGTTCTTAATTTAACAGGAACTTTAGCAGGCACAAGAGTTGTAAATGTTCCAGACGGAATTGAAAAAACTTACATCGTTGCGGACAGTACTACAAGAGCAGGTAATACATTAACTATTAAAACAGTATCAGGCACAGGTGTAGCAATTCCAGCAGGTAAAACAGTTTTAGTTTATTCTGATGGTACAAATGTTGTTGACGTGTTCTTTATGAAAGACTTAGTGGAAGACACTACTCCTCAATTAGGTGGTAACTTAGACGCTAACGGAAATAATATTTTAATTGATAGTGGTAATTTCATCGGTGATGAAAATGGTTTAGAGCAAGTTAAATTTGCAACTACTGCATCAGCAGTAAATGAATTGACAGTTACAAACGCAGCAACAGGTAATGCACCTGAAGTATCTGCTACAGGTGGTGATACTAATGTTGATTTAAATTTAACACCAAAAGGTATTGGTAGAACAACTTTCAATGGTCAAGGTAAAATTCAAAGTGTTGCAGAAAAAGTTACAACTGAAGCAACGGCTGCTACAGGAACTGTTAACTATGATGTTTTAACACAAGCAGTGTGGAATTTTACAACAAATGCATCAGCTAACTGGACTTTAAATATTAGAGGTGATGGATCAAATTCATTGGACTCAATTATGGACACAGGTGAGTCAATCACAATTGCACACATTGTTTCTCAGGGCGGAACAGCTTATTATAACAATGCTGTTACAATTGATGGATCAAGTGTTACTCCAGAATACTCAGGTGGAACAGCACCAGATGCTGGTAATATTAACTCATTAGATACATATACATATACAATTATTAAAACTGCAAGCGCAACGTTTACAGTACTAGCAACACAAACACAGTTTGCGTAATAGGAGAAAGTTAGAATGCCTTTATTAGGAACAAAAGGAGCTGGAGCATCGGGCGGGTTCGGAGGAATCGGCGGAGCAGCACCATTACCACCATTAGAAATTGAATACATAGTTATTGCTGGCGGTGGCGGAGGCGGTGGAACTGAAGGTAGTAATTTTTCTGGCGGCGGTGGAGCTGGAGGATATAGATCCTCAGTTCAAGGTGAACCTTCCGGTGGAGGAGCATCAGCACTAGCAATACTCGAGGGTGTTGCAGGTACATCTTATTCAGTGACTATTGGTGGAGGCGGATCAGGCAGTTGTTCTAGTCCTACAAACGGTGGCACTTCAACTTTTAATACTACCTCAAGTTCAGGTGGAGGATATGCTGCACGTATTAATTGTCCTCCCTCATGGCAACCAAGTAACAGTGGTGGATCTGGCGGCGGCGGAGCTGAGGGTAACACTGCGGGATCTGCAGGATTTTCTGGACAAGGTCGTCCAGGTGGAAATAGTGGCGGAGCTAATAATACCGGTGGCGGCGGTGGAGGAGCATCTGGTTCTGGAGGAACAACTACTGCAGGAGGTGGAGTTCAATCTTCAATTACAGGTTCGGCAGTTTACAGAGGTGGCGGCGGTGCTGGTTATCCCGGTAGTGGCGGAACTGGTGGCGGTGGTAACTTTAGTACATCCGGTAGTGCAAACACTGGTGGCGGCGGTGGAAATGGAAATAGATCCGGTGGAAATGGTGGATCTGGAGTAGTAATATTAAGTTATCCAAAAGGATATACTTTAACAATAGGGGGCGGTTTAACTGCTTCTACATCAACTGTAGGCGATAAAAAAGTAACAAGTATTACTGCAGGAAGTGATACAGTTTCGTTCGGTTAATAATTATGGCACATTACGTATTTTTAGATGAAAACAATATAGTCACAGAAGTGATAGTAGGTAAAAATGAAAACGATTCAGTTCCAAATGGATTTGATTCATGGGAAGCTTATTATGGAAATGTAAAAGGACAAACTTGCAAAAGAACTTCATATAATACTCTTAGAAATGCTCATTCACTTGGAGGAACTCCTTTTAGAGGAAATTATGCAGGTCTTAATTATATTTATGATGAAACAGATGATATATTTTATGCCCCTAAATTTTATGATTCATATGTATGGGATGATAGTACAGCAGAATATATAGCACCTGTACCTTACCCTACTGATGGTCAAGACTATATTTGGGACGAAGATACAATAAGTTGGATTCTACGATAAGTATAATAAGCTGGATTATACATTCAGTTGTGTTATAAGTCTAATTGTTTAATAAATTCTTTGAGAAGGAATAAATGTTTTTACAAAATATATATTGGAATTTTAAAAAAGTCCTTACAGAAGACTTTTGCAATAAAGCTATTGATGTAATTAAAAAAGAAAAATTACAAAAAGGTGTTATTCATGAGGAACGTATATTACAAAAAAAAGTTAGAAATTCAGATCTATTTTTTAAAGCAGATGACCTTATCTATAATGAAATTATTCCATTTATAAAAACTGCTAATGAAAATGCAGGTTGGAATTTCGAATGGGATTGGTCTGAAGATATACAATTTACAAAATATGAAAAAGGAAATCATTACGATTGGCATATAGATGTCGGAGATCCTTATGAAAATACGACTTTTAAAGAGTACAACGGAAAAATTAGAAAACTAAGCTGTATTATATCATTAAACGATTCTTCTGAATACGAAGGTGGTGAATTTTTAATTGATGATAGAATGTATAGGGAAGATGAAAAAAGAAAAGAAAGAATATTTGAAGTTAAGGAATTAAAAGAAAAAGGAACAATTATAGTCTTTCCATCCTTTTGTTACCATAAAGTAAAGCCAATTTTAAAAGGAACTAGATATAGCTTAGTAATGTGGTTTTTAGGTAAACCTTTTAAATAATTGATAGACCAATTTTAAAAAAAGAAGTAGATTTAGTATAATGAAATTAAATATATTTTCGATACCTATCTATATAGGTAACATAAATCTTAACAAAATTAAAATTATTAATAAAGGTTTTAAAAAAAACTGGCATTCACAAACAAAAAGTTCTTTTACATTTCAAAATACTTTAGAAGAAGAATCAGCACAATATCTTTTACATACTATAGAAAATTTAATAGGTAATGAAATTACTAAGCCTCATAGACTTATATTACAAAATGTGTGGGAAAATAGATACGAAGAAGGTGACTTTCAGGAAAAACATTCTCATGCACAAAGTCATTTTTCTTTTGTTATTTATAAAGAAATTGATGAAGCTAAAACAGTGTTTTTTAACCCCTCTGAAAAATTAATGCAAAGTTATTATGGTGAAGAATTTATTAATACTAATAATTTTTTTAAAGAAGTATTTAAGCCAGAATGTAGAAAAGGACAAATTATTATATTTCCTAGTTTTTTAGAACATATGGTACTAAGACATAATAATTCTGTTACATATGCTGGTAATATTACAATAGAAATGCTAAAAGAAAAATAAAATGGTTGAACTAGAAAGTTTTTTAGATAAAGAAACTTGTGATTATTGTATAAGTTTTTTTAATGTAAATGAGCACAAGGCGTTAACTTTTAATAAAAGAAAAAAATTAGAAATATTAAATATGTTAAATGTAGATTTAAAAATAGATCAGCTGGTTAATAAGTATGATAAGATTTACCCAAACCATAAAGTAGCAAATTTTGAAATATTAAAATGGCCAGTGGGTGAATTTCATGATTGGCACAACGATACAATCTACTACGATAAGACAACTATTACTTATTTAAACGAAGGCTATGAAGGTGGTAAAACTACCGTAGGTCAATATACTGTTGAACCAAAAACCGGTAAGATAATGTTATTTGATTCAGAATTAATGCATAAGGTGTCACCATTAATAAAGGGTGATAGATATGTTATGCTAGTATGGTATAAAAAAAATGAATAGCTTTAAAGGTCGTATTCCAAGTATTCAAACACAAGAAGGGGATAATATACTTTTTCCATTTAGCCCTCCGTTATTTCAAACGGAAGTTTCAGATGAATTTACTGATGCACTTTTAAATAAAGGTAGGGAGATAAATAAGGAACGTGATAACAGAGCTTTTTTAGCAGGTAGCTTTAAAAGTGGAATAAGTTTAAGGTATCCGCAAGATGATTTTTTTATCCAATGTCAAAATGAAATATTAAAATATGTAGCTAGGTATTTTAAAACTCTAGAAAATTATTATCAGGAAAGTACCATTATTGATAGGATGATTACTTCTATTAAAAAAGATAGGTTACAATCTTATAAAGAATATATATTATTATTAGATACCCTATGGATTAATTTTCAAAAAAAACATGATTATAATCCACTACACAATCATGACGGGGCTCTATCTTTTGTAATTTACTGTAAAGTGCCTAGTAATTTAGATGAAGAACAACCTATATCTAATACTAAACAGGCAGGTAAAATTGTATTCTCTTATGGAGAATATATGGATTTAACTCTTAGTGATATGACTATCACACCTTATAAAAATTTAATGTTTATATTTCCTTCAAAATTAAAACACACAGTTCCAGCATATTGGGTAGATGAAGAAAGAATTAGTGTATCTGGTAATATTATTGTTATGGGAAAGTAATTAAAAATACTAAATGTTGGGGTTTATTAATAAATTAAAAGACTCTACTTTAGCAAATCTAAAACAAAAAAAATATGAATTGTGGGATGTAGAAGGTGTATTAAATAATCAAAAATTTAAGTTCGATTTAAGACCTTTAAAGAATAATACCAAAGGTGGTTCTTTTAAAACCAAAGCAGATAAAATGGTGTTTGATAGGAAAGATCAATTTATTATAGTAGATACCGAGGAACTTCATCAGTATTTAAAAGAAAATAAACTAAAAGAGGTGCATTTACAAGATTTACTATCTAAGTTAGAGTGGAATATAGTACTACCAAAATAGCCTAATCTTTATAGATATACGCTTATAGTGTATAATCCAAGCATGTCATTACAAAAAGTAAACTTTCAACCAGGTTTTAATAAACAAGCATCGGACTCAGGGGCTGAGAACCAATGGGTAGATGGTGATTTTGTAAGATTCAGATATGGAATGCCTGAAAAAATAGGTGGTTGGGCAGAAATTAACAGCGATAAACTTATAGGACCGGGTCGTGCTTCACATACTTGGGCTGATTTAGACGGTAGAAAATTCTTAGCTATAGGTACAAATAAAATTTTGTATATTTACAATGGAGACGACTACTATGACATTACACCTTTTGATGCAAATTTAACGGAAACAGGATGTGACATCACTACAACTAATGGTTCAAAAACGGTTACAATTACAACACCCACGGTTCACGGACTAGAGCCAGGTGATCTTTTAACTTTTGAAAACGCTGGATCATTTACAGGTGGACAAACAAGTTATATTGCTGCTGACTTTGACAATATTTTATTTGAAGTACAACTAGCAGCGACTTCTACAACTTTTACAATTTTAATGCCTACTGCTGAAACAGGAACAGGGGCAACAAACGACGGAACTCTTGATAGCAAACCCTACTATAAAATAGGACCACTACTACAAGCCTTTGGTTATGGTTTTGGTACAGGTTTATATGGAGCTTCTACTTGGGGTACGGCAAGAACTACTTCAAATGCGATATTAGATCCAGCTTCATGGTCATTAGATAATTATGGTGCATTATTAATTGCAACTATTAAAAACGGAGCTACTTTCTCATGGGATCCAGACGGGGGTGCAGGAATATCAACTAGAGCAACTATATTATCCGGAGCACCAACAAAATCTGTTATGAGTATAGTATCCGATAGAGATAGGCATTTAATTATTTTAGGAACCGAAACAACTATAGGCTCGGCACCAACACAGGATAAAATGTTTATTAGATTCTCCGATCAAGAATCTTTAACTGATTATACTGCAACATCAGTTAACACTGCAGGTTCGTTTAGAATTGATAGTGGAACTAAGATTATTGGAGCAGCTAAAGGAAAAGATTACATATTAATTTTAACAGATACATCTGCGTACCTTATGCAGTTTGTAGGTCCTCCTTTTACCTTTAGTATTAGACAAGTAGGTTCAAACTGTGGATGCGTTGGACAACATTCAATAGTATATGCTAATGGAGCTGTTTACTGGATTTCAGAGTCAGGTGGGTTCTTTATGTTTGACGGTACTGTTAAAGCTTTACCATCTCTAGTGGAGGACTTTGTGTTTCAAACTAATGATAGTGCACCAGGTTTTAATTTTGCTAGTGGTTCGGAATTAACTTATGCTGCTCACAATTCTTTATTTTCAGAGATATCTTGGTTTTACGCATCCTCTACTTCAAGCTATATAGATAGACAAGTAACTTTTAATTATGCAGAACAAACTTGGACTACAAGCACATTAGCTAGAACAACTTTTACTGCCGCCCACCTATTTGATCAACCTATCGCTACAGAGTTTGATGTTAGCGTTACACCTACAACACCAACAGTTCAAGGTATATCAAACGGCGCAAGTCGAGTGTTTAATCATGAAATAGGGACTAACCAAGTATTAGCGGATGGCACAACCACCGCAATTCCTGCATTTATAACTTCAGGGGATTTTGATTTAGATGCTCAGGGTGACGGAGAATACTTTATAAAGCTTAGAAGATTTATACCTGATTTTAAATATATTAATGGTAATGCAAAAATTACAATAACAACTAGAGACTATCCTGCACAAACACAAGGAAGCTCTCCACTAGGGCCCTTTACAATTAACTCATCTACGAATAAAGTAGACACAAGAGCAAGAGCAAGACTTGCTGCAGTTAAAGTAGAAAATGATGGCTTAAATGAAAGTTGGAGATTTGGTCAATTTAGATTTGACATACAACCTGATGGAAGAAGATAATGGCTAAAGTACAAGTGTTTTTACCTGAACCACCACAAGAGTTTAACACAGAAACTTTTAGACAAATAAATGCAGCAATTGAAACTTTACAGAATCAATTAAATACTTCTTATCAAGAAGAACAAAAAAATGAACAAAACACATTTAACTATTTTATGTCATGACAATAAGGTATAAAAGCGAAACTTTTGATTTAACTACGACTAACATCACAACAGTTTTAACCTGTCCTGCAGA